ACGATATTACAGAAAATTGAAGATATGGAAGTGTACGCCCTCCCTCTCATCGAAAGATGGTCCATTGCACACCAGAAATTATTAGGTGACGATATAGCTCATTGTATGAACAGAATGTCGCAGCTGGCGTCGGCATTAACGGTTGCATACTACAAGAAAACTTCCATCAGCGAACTGGATGAAATGAACAAAGCACTCCAGTCTCACATCAGAGTAGCCTATCGCCTGGGATATTTGAAAGGAAAATCTTCCAGGAGTGAATGGGAAGGCCGTTCTGCAGAGATCGGAAGAATGATTGGAAAATATAAAGAATGGGTATACGGCGATCAAAAATCGTCACAACAGAATAAAAGTGCAAAATCAAGGTACAGCCGGTAATGATCCGGTTGTGCCGCCGGGAATAGGCTATTTCGTTTGCCGATCTGCGGGGGCAACTGGAACAACACTTCCAATGCTGGCGTGTTCAACGTGAACCTGAACAACCCTCGGACTAACGCCAACGGCAACATCGGTTTCCGCTCCGCTTTACTCTCATATGCCAGAACCGGTCAGTTCAAGGACTGCCGGCAGTGCGAGAGATTTAAAGGAGTCTATTTCCGCTCCGACCGTGTGGAAGGAGAAAAATGGTTCTACTCGTGCGTGGGTAGAGCCGTCCCTGTGGAGACACACAAAGCAGGAGACACCTATGGAGGCCGCAAGTAGCGAGAGTGAAAGCTGCCACACATAGTCAAATACAAAGGAGCGATAACGCAACATGAAGATTAAGAATGTTTTTGATCTTATCTTCTCCATGGAAAATCTGTATGGAGCCTTAGAAGATGCTTCAGATCAAAGGAGATATAACAAGGATGTAATGCTCTTCAATTTCAACGCCTGGGATAATTTGAAAGAGATTAGAGATTCTGTTTACGATGGGACGTATACCATAGACAAATATTATATTTTCTATGTGTATGAACCGAAGAAAAGGATGATAATGTCCATCAAATTTAAACACAGAGTTGTTCAATGGGCGATATACAGAGTTATCAATCCTATGCTGATTAAGGGATATATCAAGGATTCTTACGGATGTATCCCGGAAAGAGGACCACTGACCGCTATGTTTCGGCTTAAATACTGGTTGGAACAGGTGAACCGTAAGGATGAGCAGTGGTATTACTTAAAACTAGATATAAGCAAATATTTTTACCGGATATCGCATCGGATACTAAAGAAAATACTTGCAAAGAAAATTAAGGACCAGCGGTTGCTGAAATTGCTGGAATCAATTATAGATTGCAAACATACACCGTTTGGATTGCCGCCAGGACGTTCACCAGGGGAAGTACCTTTGGAAGAACGTCTTTTTGATGTCGGAATGCCTATCGGAAATCTGCTATCACAGGTGTTTGCGAATGTGTATTTGGACGCACTGGATCAGTTCTGCAAGAGGGAATTGCAAATTCATTGTTATGTCCGATACATGGATGATGTGATTATTCTCAGTAGTAGCAAGGCACAGCTCCAGGAATGGAAAGTCAGAATTGCTTCTTTTCTGGAAACGGAGTTGGAACTGCAGCTAAACAATAAAACTTGTATCCGGCCAATAAATCAAGGCATTGAATTTGTCGGATACAGGGTATGGCCTGACAAAGTGGTACTCAGGAAGAAAACAACACTTCACATCAAGAGAGTTTTGAAGGCAAAGAAAGAAGCGTACAGAGTGAAGGAAATTTCTTTTAAGCAGGCAACAGACACACTGCAGAGTTACTTGGGAATGATGAAATATTGTGACTGCGATGCATTGAAGGAGAAGATTCTGGATGATTTTGTCCTGACGCACGCAGACATGAAACAAATTTACGAGGAAGGAGGGGATCGGGATGAGAACTACTATCGCAGAGGTGATGGATGGTCAGTCGAAGATTATCCAGTTACAGACGAAACTTATAGACCGGCTGGCACTTGCATTACTGCAGCATGGAACTATTGAGGATAAGGAACTGGCAATGATTAAAGAAGCAGCGGATCTGCAGAAAGGACTGGAAGAATGAAACCTAAAAGCAGAATCAACCGGAGAGCCGGCCCGACAATACACGCACGCCATAAAAAGAAATGAGGAAGGAATACGAAAATGGAGTATCTAATTAACCTAGTAGGAAATTATAGCATTGGCTGGGGCATTACTATAATTGCGGCGTTGGTATTCCTTGTTTTGTGTTATCGGAAAGTAGAGAGTTACTTTTCTGACAAGGTAATTCACGAAAAGGAAAAAAACGAACAATTCAAAAAAGTTATGGATCAGGTAAATATGTACCCATCATGGCATCAGCAGAGCATAGAAATTCAGCAGCAGTTCAATAAAAGTATTGCAGAGCTGAAAGAAGGCATGGATCAACACCAGAAGCAGCTGGAAAAGATTGAAGAGGACATTATCAGCAGAGAACGTAGCAAACTTCGAGACAGACTTCTGCAGTCGCATCGATATTTTACAAGTCCGGAAAAAAATCCGCTTCATGCATGGAGCGAAATGGAGGCAGATGCATTTTGGTCTATGTTTAAGGAATACGAAAATGCAAAAGGGAATGGACATATGCATACGGTTGTACAGCCCGAGATGAGAGCATTGGAAGTGATTCCGATGCACGAAGATGCCAAAATTGCTGAACTGATGGGGAGCAGAAAGTAACCTGTAATAAAGGCCAATGGGAGGCTGTAGGTGAAATGAAAAAAATTAAAAAAGTGGTTGCGGCCGTAAAGAAGGTCGGAACCTTAAACCTGGTACTGATTCTGGTCGGTGCCTTTTTTGTTTGGTTTAACTGGCAGATGATCCTGGTTTTCCGGGAATATGGAAGTATGCCGGAAACCTATGCCTGCGCTGTTGTGGCAGCAACAATAGGTGAGTGTGGAATCTGCGGCTGGATCCGGACGAATAAAGATAAGCGGCTGGATCGGAAATGGCAGAAAGAAGACGAAAAAGAAAGCCAAGAACAATATGTCCCCGACATAAATGTCGGTAACAAAAACGAGGAGGAAAACTTATGAGCTTAGAGATTTTTTTACTGTTACTGCTGATCGTATCTATTTTTACAGGACTCTTCACAGAGGGAATCAAGAAATTGATGGATGAGGTAAACAAGAAATACCTCTCCAATTTCTTAGCCGGTTTCGTTGCAGTCGTACTGTCAGTTCTGGTAGATGCGGGATATATCATTCTGACGGAGGCACAGATCAATGCAAAGATGGCTGTATATTTAATCGCCCTGGTGTTGTTATCCTGGCTGGCATCAATGGTGGGATACGACAAGGTGATCCAGGCTATTACGCAGTGCAAGAAGTACAAAGAGGAGTAGACATGGGGAATGTAGCAAAAATCGTAGTGGGGGTGCTTGCCATAGGCGGCACCTTTTTCATTCTGTTAATCAGAGAATTTGGGAAATTTATTGACGAAGTTTCACCCTACAACTGGGGAGAAAGCGAGGTGCTGAAAGATGAGTATAAACGTTGAGGCGGAGAAAAGAGCCTATAAGAAATTCAGACAGGCCGGCATGACTGCAGCTGGGGCTTGCGGCCTGATCGGAAACCTGGAAGCGGAGAGTGATGGTTTCTACACAAACCGGGTTGAATACCTGTGCCTTAAACGGCTGAAAGAAAAGGGAAAAGTCTATACCCATGCCACCTATACTGCAGCGATCGACAGCGGAAAGATCTCCTGCGAGGAGTTCTTACATCCGCTTTCCGGAAAACAGTACGGGTACGGATTGGCCCAGTGGACAAGCCCTGGCAGAAAATCTGGTCTTTGGAATTTTGCCAAGCAGAGAGGCGTGTCCATTGCGGACGAAGATATGCAGCTGGATTTCTTACTGAAGGAACTGAGAGAAAGCTACAGCCCGGTTTTGGCTATTCTCAAATCAGCAACAACAATCCGGCAGGCATCCGATGTTGTTTTAAAGAAGTTTGAAATTCCGGCCAACACAGGGGAAAGCGTATGCGAAAGTAGAGCGGCAAGAGGCCAGAAATTCTATAACGATTATGCAAAGGAGGAAAAAATTGTGAGCGTGAAAATTAGTAATTGTGGACATGATGAAAATGGACGTTATGCAGGAGGCCAGGCGGGCGATCAGACTGGTACAGAGTATCAGATCATCAACTGGTACAACAGACCTTGGCTCTGTGTTTTACGATTTGAGGACCAGGAAGTAGCGGCACTGATTGCAGAGATGGCAACACAGGCCGCAAACAATAATATGATCGGCTATGACCAGGGAACTGCAGGGAATAGTAATGATCGCTATACCTTCTGGGAGCAGCTGGCCGCAAATGGTTATGATCCATCAAAAATCAAAAAGCCATGCGAAACAGACTGCAGCCAGAGTACCGCAAGCATCGTGAAAGCAGTCGGATACCGTCTGAATAAGCCGAAGATGAAAGCAGTTAGCGTTTACTTGACTACATATAACATGAGAAGCGCATTCAAGACAGCGGGAGCAAAGGTTCTCACCGATCAGAAATATCTGACAAGCGGTACATGCTTAAAGCCTGGAGATATCCTGCTGAATGACAATCATCATGTGGCTATCGCAGTGAGTGGAGATGCCAGTTCCAATGCAACTCCGGCAAAGAAGAATTATTTGGAAAAGGGAGATACCGGATCAGAAGTAACCGCGATGCAGAAAATGCTTATCAAAGTTGGATATTCTTGCGGAGCCGCAGGAGCTGACGGAGATTTCGGCTCTGACACTGATTCAGCTCTTCGCAAATTTCAGAAAGACAATGGGCTGACGGTTGATGGACAGTATGGAACTAATTCCAAAGCCAAGCTGACCGCTCTGTACAACAAAAAGGTTGGAACCACCACATCCAACAAGAAAGACGTAACGACAGTAGCCAAAGAGGTGATTGCCGGTAAATGGGGTAGCGGAGATGAGCGGAAAAAGAAGCTGACTGCGGCCGGCTATAATTATGACACTGTTCAGAAGAAGGTGAATGAGCTGCTGAAGACAAGAACAAAGAAATCCGTAGCTGAAGTTGCAAAGGAAGTCGTTTCCGGAAAATGGGGGAACGGAGCCGATCGGAAGAAAAAACTGGAAGCAGCCGGTTACAATTATGCCGAAGTCCAGAAAGAAGTAAACAAGCTACTGAAATAACAGCGGAGAAATGGTGCTTTTGAAGAGAGTCTGCACCTCTGAGAAAAATATATCACACACGCCCTGGTCCTTCGGGACTGGGGCATTTTTTATTGCAAAATGCGGAACAAGTTAGAGGTAAAAATCAATATACAAAATAACTAAAATTTCAATGCTATTTTTGACGAAATGTGCCTGAGCAACGATAGAGATTTTTTCAATACCTAATATACCTAAAGGCAAAAATTCGGTATAGGGGCGTGTACGAGCGTATAGCCCTATATGCTTTTTTCGGGGAAATGCTTGTGGTTCCGGTAGATAATTTGTGAAAAATATGATATTCTTAAAGAGCTGCCGAACCTCCAGCAGAAAGGAGGTGAAATCATTGGATAAAATAATCGCCATTATTCTTGTCCCTGTCGCAGTAAATGTAATTAGCTACTACATTTGCAAATGGCTGGACAGAAAAGACAAATAGGCAGCATAGCAGCCTAAGGCATAAGCCACCTACATAACGGAATAGAAAACCCCAGAGATCTGATCCATCTCCGGGGTTTTCGTTTTGCTCATTGGATAATCGCCATTACCCTTAGCTGTTTTCAGTATATGCGTATCAGACAAAAAAGTCAACCAGTAATTCCAATGTTCGTAAAATCGAGTTTTCCACATTATCCACACTCAGTTGAGGATAAGATACAAATGCGCAAAGCCTTATAAATAAAGGAAAATCTTCATATTATAATAAAAAACGTGTGACATTGTCCCATCAATGTCACGAAACCGTCACGTCACTATTACTCTATATCTATTTCTGTATCTAAATCTTTTTCTATCTTTTTCTTTTATTCTCACTATTAGTTATTGAATGTTGCAGTTGCGAAAATAATTTGCATAAATAGAGCAAAACTATTGACAAATACGCAAGTGCGAGTTATAATATATACATAATCAAACAAAACACAAGAACCAAACAGGTGGGTGTTATTTTTTTACCCAAATGGTTCGCAAATGCGAGATTGATTAAATAATCTGAAAGGAGAACACCAGTTGGCAAAAAGAAAGAAACCGGAAGACAAAGAAAAAGAACTGCTTGAGAAACGACTTCTTAAAATCCAGTTTTACGAGAGCCTGACCAGCATCGTAGTTGCCATAGTAACAATGCTCTTAGCAGTTGTTACGGCGATCTTAAATTGGATTAAGTAAATCGAACCAAACAGTTCCTTGGTAGCAGGGGAGCGGTAACTCCCCTTGGCTATCAAGTCTACCATATAGGAGGACAGAAAGCAATGAAAAAGCTGAGAAGATTTTTGACAGTGTTGCTGTTTATCAATTTTTCATGGGGAATGGCAACCGGGATGGAGCCGTTAAACTTCTGGTTGGTAATGGCAAATGGTACAGCAGTGATCGGCCTGGCAGTAGATGAGATGGAGGAAAGAAGATGGAAACACTGATGAAGAAAGCAAAAGATATGATCGAGAAATTGGATTTTAATGGCTGCATAGAATTGTTCAATCAGCTTCCAAGTGGTCATCCGATGATCGACCTGGTATTTGACAGAATGGAAAGCCTTGATCCAGAAAGATTTGAAGAGTGGCTGTGAGAGAGTGAGGGAGGAAAAATGAAGTTAAATGACATTGTAATGGCATCTACGCAAGATACAAAAATCAGAGTGGTTGTAAAACTGTACGGAACGAGCTTCCGCACAGAACATTTTCCAGAATACTTCTTAGAAAGTGAAGAGATGGATGAACTGATGGACAGAGAGGTTGTGGATATCAGAGTAGTTGATAATCTTTTGGAAGCCACATTGAGATAGGCAAGCAGGAGGACATAAACATTGGCAGTGCGAAGAACTTACTACAGGGATCGATGGAATGAAAAGAAGGTATGGGAAGTTGTAAAACTGGTTGGTGGCTATTATCTCCGGCAGTATATCAGCGGTCAGCAGGTAGGAAGAGGGATGAAGACATCGAAGAAATTTATCAAGAGCATAGGCGTTTTTGAATTTGAAGAAGTAGGAGGAATTACAGGATGAAATGGGATGTTAAACACGACAGAGCAAAGAAAGTAATTGATCGTTTCCTGGATAACGCAGGATACTGGCAGGAGTCAGAAGACCTGGTTACAGGCCTGACGGATGAAGAGAAGGAACTGGTAAATGCGGAAGTTGAGCTGATGATCGCATCCATCAGAAAGCGTTACAAATTGCAGGAGCGCTTGCCAGAGCAGGTAGCTGAAGCAGAAAAGCCAGCAGAGAAAGCAGTAGAGGAACCGATAGAAGAACCGGTTAAAAAGCCAAGAGCAAGAAAGCCGAAGACAGAGAATGCGACAGAAGAGAAGCCGGCAGCAAAGAGAACAAGAACCAAGAAAGCGGAAAAGGAGAAAGCTAAAGACCATGGGGAAAATGATTAATTGGAGCATGAAGGACACTAATGGTTGCGTACAGAGAGGGCAGATGTTCCTCTCTCAGCTTCCGAAAATTCTTCTGAGTTTTGAGAATAGCGCAGCGGAAACACTGAGAAGAACCGGAGCCGACCACGTACTTTATGCGGTTAAAATTTACAATACAGCAGACGAATTGACAGCAGTGCAGTTCTATATGAATCCGATGTCAGATGAGGAATTTTCCAAAGTGGCCGGAAAAGGACGAGGAACTATGATATATGCGTTGCATAGCAGAAAGGTAAAGGTGGCGGGATGAAAAAGAAAATCGAAGAGCTGTTTCGACTGGCAATGAAAGCCCAGGAGAAAACAAGCGCATACGTGTCATTCGAGACATCAAATCACGGATGGGGATGTGTGGTAATGATTATGGATGATGGCTTCGAGGTAAAACATGGGTATGATGGTTGGTACGAAATGGATATGTTTTATTCGGATGAAAGATCAGAGGAACAGTATCAGAAAGCAAAAGAACATTTAATCAGATTACTCAGAAAAAAGAGAAAGGTGGCAACAGCATGAATACGGTAGCAAAGCTGACACAGAAGCAGATTGAAAAACTTGCAGTGGAGATCCGGACGTTTCTCCTGGAACACGATATGTGGGTGGACACTCAGATTTATTTCAACGGAAAATGCTTTGACACACACGACAAGGAGACAGGCGAGTTCTATTACAATGATCCGGAACATCTGGTTGTGAGAGAAAACGAGGACCCAAGAAGATATTTTGAGAATGTGGCAGAAGACCATATCCTCAGTATGGCTTTTGAAGGCAGTGTGTGCCATATGCTTTGGTATGGGACCAATCCTGGAATCAAGAAAAAATTTGATAGAATTTTTGAAAAAAGAGGAATTTATTACGAGTTTGGAGACCACTGGAACTTCACCTGTTATTACATAGGAGAGTGAGCAAAATATGGGACACAGAAAAATGTCAGCCTACGGAGAAAGAGAACACAATGGCAGATATGTATTGGATGATTATGAATTTTCACGGAATCATACCAAGGCAGAGACAATCAGAAGATGGAGAAGAGACTTAAAAAAGAAAGCAAGATCCCGCAGGAGAAAAGAAATCTACAAAGCGATGCAGAATTGCAGAGAGGAGTAAAATGGCATATTTGAATATTCAGAAGGCAGAGTTTAACAGAGCAACGGAGAATTTAATCGAGATCGCTTGGAAGTACGAAAGCCTGAAGGTAGAGTATGATTTCTTAACAAATACAGATAGCATGAGCTGGAAGCATCTTTTCGTTGCATGGGCGAATGAGTTCGAGGAATTGCACGGCTCAAAGAATTGGAATGAAATCGACGAGGACTATTACGAAACCATTGAAAGATTCGCAGAAGAAAAGATCATGGGTTGGGCTGGAAAGAAAAAGAGAATAGTAGTAGGCCGACACATGGAAGGAATCACGCTGAATCCGCTGGAATGGCTGTTGAGCAATGATGGAGCGGAAATAATGACATTTAATAGCGTTGACGAGGCAAAAGGTTTTCTCAAAGGAAAAGGATACCAGGAAGAGGACATGGAGTTTCTTCGATTTGTAGAGGAGTGGATGTGACATGGTTGGATTACTGAACGATAGATGTATCCGGGTTTATTCAGAAATGAATGAGTGGATGGACTGTATTTTTATTGTAAGTGCAGAAGATGCGGAAAGGGCTGAAAAGGTTCTGCAGGAAGCATGGGACAGCTACTGGGAAGATGGAGATGGCTGGTGCTACGGAAATTATCTGTCGGACAAGATGATTAAAGCCGGTATTTCATTTGACGTATATTATGCGGATTCGGAGGAATAAAGGTATGCAGAGTAAGAAAGTGCTTCTGATCGGAAGTTACTCACCGGAAAATGAAGGCAAGCCAGAGATAATCGACCGAGATTATTACCGGCAAGGATGGATTTTCAAGGATGAAGATGCTTTTCAGAACAGGCCAGACGATGTTTGCTATATTCCGGAATTGTCGGACGAAAAGTATACGAGGAACGACATACTGAAAATACTTGCCGGAGACGAAGAACTGGCGAAGACAATGTTCGAGGAACTGGATTGGCAGCATCCAGAAAGTCTGTTGGAAGACTGGAAAGCAAATGGCGAAATTGCTTGGTGCCCGCATTGTGTAGGATATGTTCAGACCTATGGTGAGGAGATTGAAAAGTGCCCGGTATGTGGCACAGAATTGGAGGATTGAGATGGAAGAAAAGAAAATTGTTGAGACGTTGTTTGTGAGAAGATCCGTCAACGTGTCGGAACAGGATATAGACGATATTCTTTGCACTGCATTTGAAGGAGGAATCACTTATTGGTGCGACAGCGTAAGAGTCGTTGGAAATTACCTTGGAAAATATGCAAGCGATCAAATCAGCAGAGGCGGAAAACTGAAATTTCATGTGGAAGAACCGTTCGACAATGAAGAAACAGAATGGTACGAAATGGATCAGGAAAAGTTTCTGCACGGATTACAGGAGTGGCTGAACTGTTCAAGAAACAGCAGCTCTTGTTTATACGAGAACAAGATTGACTGCAGTCAGATTGACGCACCGATGGCGGACGAAATCATCCAGTACACTTTGTTTGATGAAATTATCTTTGACTAAAGAAAGGAGAAAAAATGAGCAAAGGAATTGTTACACAGCATGAAACGATCTGTTTCATTTGTGGCCGGCGGGCAGAAGCAGAACATCACTTGATTTTCGGAACAGCAGGAAGAGAACTGTCAGAGAAAGACGGATTGAAAGTTCCGGTATGTAACAACTGTCATAATATGGGCCAGAAGCTGTGCCGGATTCACGAAAATCCTATGGCAGAGAGAATGTCAAAGATGATCGGGCAGCTGGCCTGGGAAAGAGAGTGGCTGTTAAAAAATACGGTAACTATCAACAGCAAGGGACAGATGGCGAAGGTAGAAGGAAATGTAGTCAGATCACAATTCATGAAAAGATATGGCAGATCATATTTGTAGGAGGCGAGAGTATGGGAGCTATACTAATGTTACTGTTTTTGTTATACGTTGGGTACAGAAAGTGAGGAAAAGAACTGTGAACAATCAGGAAATTTTGGAAGCATTAAAAAAATCAGTAGCAATGCCGCCGGTCCTTTGCATGAACGAAAGAAGTGTGATATTCGTTGATTATGCGGATGGACATGGCGAGGCAAAAACCCAGGTAAATAATTGGTTCCGTTGTCCTTGCTGCAGCAGCATTGTGGGAGAGAGAAGAATTGTGGCTAAAAGAGCAGTCGATCAGAGGAAGAAGCCCTACTGTGAGAAATGTGGCCAGAAGATAAAATGGACTGTAGGAGATGAAGAACAGAGCAGACTTATTACTGTAAATACTCCAGACACAGAGTACACAGTGCTGGCAAAGCGGATTGACGATGGAAGATATGTACAGCTTGGAGGAGTATTCGGAAACGAGCTGCTTTGTAGAAAACGCTTCGAGGAGAAGGTGAGAAACCAGGAAATTTTTTACGGAATTGATTTAAGCACCGCAGTATTTGCAAAGAGAGAGACAGTGACACTGACAGAAGAATGGGAGGCAATGGGAAATGTTGATCTGGAGATGTAAGAAGTGTGGGTGGATAGGAAGGGACTCCGACCTGGGCCTGCATTATGGAAATGATGAGGAATATTGTCCTCGGTGCAAGGAAGTAGATAGCATTGCAACAGTTGATTTTTCTGACCGCTTCAACAGCCAGGAAGTTGAAAAGCTGTGGCAGTTTTTTGGAGAAATCCCCATTGATGATGAAGATGCTATTTTGGAAGAGTTCCTGGGATTTTCGGAAGGAACGGACAGAATAGAAATCTGGCACTGGTTTGATGAGAATTATCCGGAAGGAGTGACCGAACTGGTAAACGGAGGAAGACATGGTAATTGAGAGAACTATATTAAGCAAAGTGGCAGAACTTAATGGGATTTCTATCTGTGATGAGAGAACAGTGAAAATCGAGTTGACAGAGGCAGAAATCGAAGAAGCGTACCGGATCAGGGAAAGAGAATATCTGGAAGAGGATATAAAGAATGCTGTTGAAGAGTTCTGCGATTATTGGGGGATTCCTAAAGGTATTGCCGGAGGCTTAAATGACAATCCGGATATCATCTGCAAGATTGCGAGCTTGTACGAAAAGAATCAGGACACAAATGTAGCATCTGCTGATACGATGAAAGAGGCGGTAAAACAGGTTTTGAAAAAGGAAGGAGTTTGGAAATGAGCAGGGTAGTTTATCCGGCAAGGGAAACCGTAACGGAGATCAGAGGCGAAGATGCGGCAGAGATCATCAATAAAATGATGGAGAAGGAAGGAATGACGCAGATCCAGCTGGCTCAGAAAATGGGAATCACCAGACAGAGAGTGAGCAGATTGATTTCTGGGAATATGAGATATGAGAATTTCGTGAGGATTATCAATGCTGCTGGGTATGATGTGAAAATTGAAAAACGCAAGTGCGAGAAAAACTCGAAATAATAGAGCAAAACTATTGACAAATACGCAAGTGCGAGTTATAATATATACATAATCAAACAATAAATAAAACATTTGGGAGGTATATATTATGGCAACATTAGAAAATGATATCAAGGTAGCAGAAGAAAGAATCAGAGAAATGGAGAAAAGAAGAAGCTATTTTGCTGAAAAATATGCAGAAACAGGAGAATCATTTTACAAGAAGATGGCAGAGAGCGAAACAGATATGATAGCAGAAGTAAGACAGGCAATTATAGAGGCATTGGTGTAATTTTTTTACCTACATAGCTCGCAAATACGAGACAGAATCGCACTTGCAGAAAGGAGTACGAATGAGCCATCAGAGAAAGACAAAGGATCGGTGGGACATAATGACAAACTGAGGATATGGCTGGGAGTGTGAGAACAGCGAATACACCAGTGCAGATGCAAAGAGAAGCCTCAGAGAGTACCGAGAGAATCTTGCAGGAAGAGCAGAGGTGAGAATGGAAAAGCACAGAGAGCCGATCACAGCATAATTTTAGGAGGAATATAGCATGGCATTATTAGAGGTTAAGACAAGTTACGCAACATATACAGATTGCACATTAAGAGTAGGACAGTATCAGATGGATGGCAGTATTGCAGTTGAAATCTTCAGTAGAAGAGAGGGGCCAGTTGCAAGGATTACCGTTTGTCTGTGCGATTCAGCATTAGCAGAAAATGAAGCGTATGTGGATACAAATAATTGCCCTTGGGTAGTGGATTTCTTGGAGGCGAAAGGGCTGGCAAAATCGACTGGAAGAACGAGACGTAGCGGATATTGTATTTATCCATCAATGAAATTCAACAGAGAGAAAATGGCAGAGTTTGAGGGAGGGTACTGAAATGGAAAGATTATATTGCACAATCAACGAAGAACAGGCCAGAATCGCACACGATATGATGTCTATGAGCGACTACAAGGTAGGCAGTAAGACAGAAGAATACAGAGGATATGTCGATAAAGCCTATGACTTGGCCGAGAAAGTTGCAGAAGCAAGGCCGAGGGAAACGGATAGAGTTGAAGCATTGGCAAAGAGATATTCAAAGAGAATGGCCGAGTACATGAACCGGGAGAGCAATATCGGTTGCAGATGTCCTTCGGTTATGATTTCGGGTGCTGGCAATTTTCCAGTGAAGAAAAAAGAGAAACAAGTGCAGGCTTGGGAGAAGAACCATCAGTTTTATACTGAGACGCAGAAAATCCTGGATAAGATCAAGGGGATTTTGAGAGGAAAGGATATCATCAAGTCCTCAGATGAGGACGCTATAGAACGTCTGGAAGAGAAGCTGGATGCTTTAAAAGAAAACCAGGAAAGAATGAGAGCTGTCAATAAAGCCATCCGCTTGAAGAATACCAAAAAGGGAGATGAGGAGCTTAAAATCCTGGGGTATTCCGATGAGCAGATCCAGGAACTGAGAACTCCGGATTTCATGGGAAGAGTTGGATTTCCAGCATACGCCCTGCAGAACAACAACGCAAATATCCATAGAGTAGAGGAAAGGGTGAAAAGCTTGAAAGCAGTCAAGGAAAAGGGAACAAAAGAAACGGAATTTGAGCTGTTTAAGGTTGTTGAGAATGTGGAAGCTATGAGGTTACAGATTATTTTTGATGAAAAGCCGGAGGCAGATGTTAGAGCCGTTTTGAAAAAGAACGGTTTTAAATGGGCACCATCCCAGGGGGCATGGCAGAGAATGTTGAATCCGGCCGGCAAATACGCATTGAACCGAGTGAAAGAAGAACTGGAGGCTGTATAATGCCAGAACTTCTCACAGCAGAAATAGCCAATGAATACAGAATATTGGCAGAAAATCTTCCGGAAAATGGTAGGCAAGATACAGGCGAGAGAAGAGAACTGCGGCAGGAACTTCAAAGGAGATGCGGACTATCGGAACTGCAGGCAATTAACATTTTGAATGGGTTTCATGTCAAAGACTACATAGCAATAAAAGAAAGGGAGTATGCAGAGAATGAGCGAAGAAAAGCAGAAAGAGATCAAGACACTTAAAGGATGGGAAGAAAGCGGGAAAAACTGGGATGATTTTTGCAAGCCTGGAGAGCTGGTGGACGAAGATATCTACTGGTACTTCTTGAATATTTTGCCACCGAGAAATATGGGAGCAGGATATCTGCAGGTAGGAGAACCTTACGACAGTAGATTAAACCCGAAGACAGGAAAATATATGGCAACCTATTCTACATTCGTGAAAGTAGGGGATAAGGTATGGAAATATTGCGGAAATTGTTTCCCAGGAGAAAGCGTTGATATTGAAAGCGAGGACAAGAGATGATTGTTGGTTATTGCATCCTTAATGGAAAAAAGTGGGTCATGTTCGAGGACAAACAGTGTGCAGCTGGAGAAGTAAAGTTGACCGATGGATTCAAGGATAAGCTGATCCGTTGGAACAGCGATAAGCTGATCGGAATGGAAAGCATCAGCAAGGAAGAGATTGATCTGAGAAAAGTCGTGAAGCGCATGAGAGGAGCTAGGCCTTGGCATCCTCTTCTGCAGGCTTTGAGAAAGGAGCTGGAAGGATGAACGAAATTAAGATCACGCCGGAAGAAATCGGAAAGGCCGCAGAGCTTATCCGAAAAGTAGCAGAGGGAACAACGCAACCTGCAGAGCCGCTTACCAGTTGGGAAATCGCAAAAATTTTCCAGAGTACGCACACGAGAATTTTCAATCGGATTTCTCGGTTTTACAATGCAGAAGCGTCCGAAGACGAAAAGAAGGAGTTCGAGATTGCGTACAGACCGTATAGAAACCAGAGAAAACATCCAATCTGGAAACTGAGTGAAAAAGGCTGCCAGCTTTACATTGAAAAGATATGTGCCGAGGAAAAACGTAGTAAGGCTTTCGTGGAAGGACTTGGGAAATTTAATGATTTAATCGCACAGCATTTCCATGGAGTAAAAACGCAGGAAAATATCCTGATGAAGGGAAGATCCAGAACAGAGTGCAGTTACATAAAGAATCTGTTCGACCAGTTTATCGAAGGCCCGGCAATCGAGAATAGAGAAATCGAAGAGCTTGGGGCAAAATACGAAGAGTTTTATAAGGCAATGGGCGGGCTGAATGATGATGTAGCAGCCAAAAGAAAAGTAGAGGACTCGGTAATGGGAGTTGCAATCGAGGCAGAAATGCAGGGATTTATCTATGGATTCAAAGTATTTGAGATACTTTTGAATAGAGAATTAGCCACAGCATAGGAGGAAAAGAACATGGCAAAAGCAAAGTTTATGAATGGTGAGTTTTCAGCAAAGTTTAAAGGAAAGAGAAGATTCGTTGCAGAGCAGATGGAAGCAATTAAGGATTATGCGGCAAGAGATGATATGCAGATCAATATTTGTCCGGTAATCCAGGAGAGACCTTCTGGAAAAAAGAATACTGAGGAGCAGATCACACCAACCCATTTCATCAGCGGAAACCTGGAACACGCAGTAGTGGCAATTTACGACAATGCCGGCATCCCGTCATTCATGCACAGATTCCGCAAGGTGACAAATAAGGAGCTGTTCGGTGGAAGCGATAAAACAAATGCAGCGTTTATCATTGGAGATGAAGAATACGATGAAATTTACATTTCTGTCTATGAGAACTGCGAAATTAACGGAAAGCCTTATAGCCTGCCAATGCAGAAGCCATGGACAGGAATTACCAATGATGAGGCGGCGAGAGCTTGTTTTTCAAAGGGAGAGGGATGGCATCTTATGACAAGAGCTGAATGGGGATTACTTGCGAACCTCAGCTTGAAAAATGGTACTTTGCCACATGGCAACACGAACTATGGAAAGTACCATGCAAACCCGGAAGAACATGGAGAGTCAGCAGGAGAATCCGGAAAGACCAAAACCGGATCAGGACCGGCAACATGGACCCACGATCATACATTGGAAGGCGTTCACGATCTGTCCGGAAACGTATGGGAAATGGTAAGAGGCCTGAGAATAAAAGACGGACAGCTGGAGATGGTAAAGAATAACGATGCAGCATTGGATATTGATCTTACCCTTGAAGGAGATAACTGGGAACCGGTAAGAGATGATTCCGGAAAGTCTATTAGAGTAAGCGTTTCCGATGGCGGTATCAAATTCCTTGCTGAAAGTGATCACGAAGAGGGATACGATGGATGTAGATGGGAAGATGTTAATATTGATTGCGAGAGCGAAACACTGAAAGAGCTGGCTCTGTATCCTGGAGAGCCGGAAGCCTACTGCTATATTGATAGCACTGAGGGAGAATATTTGCCGATCTGCGGGGGCAGCTGGTACAGCGCTTCCAGTGCTGGCGTGTTCCGCGTGCACCTGAGCAACCCTCGGACTAACGCCCGCTGGCTACCTCGGTTTCCGCTCCGCTTATTTTAGAAAACTGAAAACTGAGTAACTGATATGGCGGCTGGAAAGCCGCCGTTCATATATGAGAATGAGGAGAAAAGCCATGGAAGAAAGAAGAGATATAGTTTATATCGGAATAGATCACATCCATACGCACCCGGAGAATCCAAGAAAGGATCTCGGAGATTTGACGGAGCTGGCAGAATCGATGAAAAAACAGGGGTGTTTACAGAATTTAACGGTTGTTCCGGTAGAAGAACAGCCTGGAGAGTATTATGCGTTGATTGGGAACCGCCGGCATGGAGCATCAAAGTTAGCAGGCCTGGAAGAATTGCCATGCAGGATCGCTGAAGGATTAAGCCGAAAAGAACAGTTGTCAATCATGCTGGAAGAAAATATGCAGCGCAGCGATTTGACAATTTATGAGCAGGCCCAGGGATTTCAGCTTATGCTTGATTTGGGAGATACCGAGGAACAAATTGCTGAGAAAACTGGATTCAGCAAGACTACCATTCGCCGTAGGTTAAATATTGCGAAGCTAAACCAGGATGAACTTAAAAAGAAGGAGCAGGATGAAAATTTTCAGTTAACGCTGAAGGATTTATACGAACTGGAAAAAGTGAAAGATATTAAGACGAGGGATAAAATTCTCAGAGAAGCAACCAGTTCAAGAGACTTGGTGAGCAGAGCGCAAGCAGCTGCAGCAGAAGCTAAACGAAATGAAAATGCAAAAAAACTGAAAGAGATGTTGAAGAAGAAAGGCATTAAGGCTGCCCCGAAGTCAGCAGAAAATGAAATTTGGAGCGGAAAATGGAATACTATTAAGGAGTATGAGTTAGACAAAGACGTTCCGGAGCAGATCAAACTTCCAAAGACAGAAGAAGAAAAATTTTTCTTAGTATATTATCGTAGCTTGAGAATTATTACAAAAATTCCAAAAGGAAAGAAAGAACTTTCACCTTGGGAAAAAGAGCAAAAGGAAAAGGATCAGGCAAAAAGGAAAATCAAAGCGATATTAAAAGAAAGCAGTGCCAGAAGAAAAGAATTTCTGGAGAATATTATTTCGGGGAAAATCAGCCCGGTTAAAGATGAATCTGAAGTAAAAGAAAAGATATGGGAAGCTATGATGGCACTTGGCAGTTACATTTATGCAAGCACAGTGCGAGATTTCTATTTGAAAAAGAGCTACTATGAATCTTCACCAGAAGAGAAAAAAGCAGCAGATGAGTCAGCGGGAAAACTTAGTTCCTTACATCAGATGATGATTATTTTGCACAATTCAATGAAAATTTGCAACGAACCGTATGATTACAACTTGGTCTTTAATAAAAACAAAGGAGACGCACTCTTGAAAGGATATGAGGTGTTTGAGCCGTATGGTTGGTATTTTGAAGATGAAAAGGAACGTCAGGTGCTGGATGGAACATCTGAACTGTACAGAAAGGAGAAGAAAGAGTGAGCAGAAGACCAGAGATAACAGCTACGTTGTCTCTGGCACTTGAAAAGAAAATCAATCCGTACAATGATCCACGGATATACTGGGCTAAGGAAGTGACATTTGATTACTCCACAAACCATGCAGTCAGAGTTGATTATATGAGATATAAGCCGGTTAATAATACTGTGTCCGGAATAGAAAAAGGAGACTTTTACTGTTATGAAGTGAAATCATCTGTAGAGGATTTTCGCTCGGGGCATGGCTTGAATTTCCTCGGAGATTATAATTACCTGGTAATGCCGGAGAAGATTTACGCAACGATTTCATTGGAGGTCCCACACTACGTTGGTGTATATGTTTTGGATGGAACAGAATTAACCTGCATAAAGAAAGCCAAGAGACATGATCGGAGCAGACCAGTATCAGAAATGCTGCTTATGATGTTTAGATCAGCAGCAAGAGACAGGAGGCGGATATGCAGTGAAATTACGCAGGAATAATGAATATATGTTTCAAGTTGTAGAGTGCAATACTTATATGAAAAGAATTAAGGACGGAAAATATATCCGGCACTCTGAACAATACTCCGATGTTTATTACTATGTTGACGAAAATGCTGAAGAAAAGGAAAGAAAAGTAGAACCGGAAGAATGGGGCGGTAGCGATTTCGTAAAAACATATTACGAGGCAGTGGAGAAGAGATTTGTAGGCGTTGTCATAGGTATGAAGCTTATTACGCTGAAAGCAGAATTGTTTTGTGATAGTGCTTGCAGGCCAGATGGAGTAGAAGTTGATTTTGTAAACCGAAATGATATAGAGCAGAAAAAGGTTGCCATTGTAGCATATGGGTGCAATAAAACAAGGCTTGTTCCGTTGGAACAGTTAAAGATCATAAGGAAAGTAGAGGAAGGCGAGACATGAAAACAGGTAAATATACGAAAGATGGAAGAGAGATGCAGGTGGGCGATGTTGTACACTTCAGATGCAAAAATCATCCGCTGAGCGGAAAAGGTGTAGTATTCATGGGAAAGGAAGTAGATGGCTTAGGAGAAGATCCGTTCCGCATCAGAGATACAAGAACCGGAAGAAATAATGGACGGATATACCCTTATTACGATGATGCAGTATATCGAATTGACGGAAGAGAGGGTGAGTAGTCATGGCAAAGCAGATGGTTTTGAACCGAAAGATGTACAAGGAAATTAAGAAAATGGACCACCAGGATATGTCCAACTACTTGTCGCGGTATTACATGAACGCATATAACCAGGGCAAGGAAGACTCCGAAGGATTGAAGGCAGATGAGCTAAGAGAAATCCTTTTGACAGTAAAGGGAATCGGACCAGCAAAGGCAGAGAACATTATGGAAGCAGTTGGAAAAGCCCTTGCAGAAAAGGGGTGAGGGAGATGTGGCAGCGAGGAGTCGAATGCGATGGCAAGTGCTATACTGATGAAGGAATATGTCCGAGAGCTGAGTGGTGCGATAAAACCAGGAAAGGTGAGTTTGCGGCAACAGCGCTGGCCGGATTTTTCTTTTTGGTGGTGCTGGTAATGTTTGTACCAGGAATGATCGCATTAAAATTGCTGGACTGGGTATATGGAAAATTATATTGGAGGGAGAGTTGACAAATGGAAGAAAAGAAGGTATGGTTAGAAGTGCCAAGATTTACTGGCGAAAATGTACCGGTGAATGTAGCTGCAAGAGTAATGAAGAAAGATCCTCAGTTTGTGAGACAGGGAATCATCCAGGGATTACTCACATTTGGAGTAGCTTTCAAGAAAGACGGAAGTAGCCAGTATGATTATTACATATCACCTATGAAATTCTGGCAGGAAACGGGTTATGTTTATGACGGAATTGAGGTGTAAAATCGGTCTGAGAAGTGCTGAAAAAGTACCAAAATTGGTGAATAGGAAACAGGTAGGCAACAAAAATGGCGATATGTATTGATTTTGCAGGCATTACTGTTTATGTAGAGGAAGCAGCAAAAGCTGGTAAATTCTAAGAAATAAACAAAAAGTTTTGTTTAAATGAAAATAACAGGCACTTTCCGTAAAGGAGAGTGCCTGTTATTTTGAACGCAGAGAAGCATTCCCCCGCTTCAAGTGTGCAGAGCACCGATTATATAAAACCAGAGCTATTGGCAGTGGCATTGGTTTTATATTTTGTTGGCATTGGGCTGAAACATTCTCAGACCATACCCTGTGAAAAAGAGGAAAAAGAGGAATGATCCGTCACGAAGGGAAACGTAAAGATTATGTAAAAAGATGTATTTTGCAAAAAAGATGTGCTAAAATTGTCAGGGGATGCCTGATCAGGTCATCAAGTCATAACATTATTTCTGCACAGGTACATCGTGATTTCAGACTTTTCGTTGTGACATCCTTTTAA